TCCTGTTAATAACAAACGTATTAACCCCTCTATTGACTAAAAAATGGGGGTATAATGAAGCTAAAAATAAATACAGGAGAAAAGATGACTGAGTTATTTAATAAGATTAAATCAATGAAGAAGACTACTCTAGCAGTAATCGGTATATTCGTAGTAATTGCTATTGTCAACATGCTTGGATACGGTGGGTAATGAAACTCAGGAATGTGTTAGTATTCCTGGGAGTCATGGTTATCTCGATGGTAGCTATGTCATTTTTTCATTATATGCCACAAAAAATGTTTGAGATGGGATCACAGATGATGGCACCTTCTCAAAGTCCTAAAACTGTTTGTGAATGTAAGTGTAATTAGGTATAATGTAATTGTGTACCAGATAATTTTTCATAAAGATCTCCTTCTTAGTTATTAAAATAGTTAGTCCCGGTACACTTTAACTCTCCTTGTCTTTCCTTCCTCGTTTATGCGAGGAGAGTTATTTTGTAGGTTCCCTTAATAGCTGATCACAAAGTTGTAAAGCACTCTCCAAGTGGTGGTACCTAATCTTTTTATCTTCTATCACATAAGCTTTTTCAACTAAATCGCGAATAGCCTTAACGCACATCTGGCATTGTTCATGGGTATGTTTAACGGCCATATCTTTTCTTCCCTTCAAGACTTATAATCTTGCTAGCTAAATCTCTGGTTGTTTTAGAAATGCCTCTTTGCTCAACTCCGGATTTAGGATCAATGTCTCTAAGCTTTATAATTCTATTCTTTAATCTTTCTATCTCTATATTTATCTTTTCAAATCTTTTCATACCTATTCCCCTCTATTCTTAAACCTTTCTTGTGCCCTACGTCAACATAACCAGAAGTGATCATGGTTATCCTTGCTTATAGTAACCTAATGCATCAGATAAATGATCTTCTGCATAGATAGTAAAGTCATAAGAAAATTCCTCATCGTAATGACCGTATTTGCCGTACACTTCGGTTTTAAAAATAAAGTCTTTTCCTAGTTTTAGTATATCATCAATAACCTTTGCGACTCGCTTATTCTTTTTATAAACCTCTTCCCCCTCTCTGTCCTTGGGTATGAGGTGTTCAATGTTTATAGTCTTTTTATTAATGATCCTATAAAACTCATCTCTAGCTTCTTCTTTAAAACTTTCTCTGAGGTTAGAATAGTCCTCTCCTATTTGAAAATCGATTAATGTCTCACTCATTTTATTCCCCTTTTATCTTTTTAAATATTCTAATAAATCTCTCTGTGTCTTAGCTTTCGATCCTAAAGCTTTCATTACTTTCTCATCGATACCTTTCTTAACGACGATATGAATAACCTTAACTGGTTTGTCCTGGCCTTGTCGATGTAGCCTTGCATTAAATTGTTGATATAACTCCAGTGACCAATTTAATCCGAACCAGACGATGTTTGATCCACCTGCTTGTAGATTTAAACCGTGTCCTGCACTAGCAGGGTGTGCAAACAATAACTTTATCTCGCCTCTGTTCCATCTATCAATCTCCTCCGTGGATTTAGATAAGGTAACACCTTGCGGAAACATTTTAGAGAGACGTACGAGATCAGATCTAAAGTTGTATGCTATTAAAAAGTTCTCATTCGGATGATCTTCAATAATATCCTTAAGTGCTTTAAGTTTTAGATCGTGGATAGTATGTGCTACGCCCTCAGTGTCATAAACTGCACCATTACATACTTGGAGTAGCTTGTTTCCAAGAACAGCGGCACTTAAAGCTTCCACGTCGCCTGATTCTAAAGTTAATAAGAACTCTTTTTCTAGCTCATTGTACTGTGCTTGCACGTTAGTTGGTAACTCGATATATTCTCTTAGTGAAATCTTTTCAGGCAATTCTAGGTAATCCTCTGCGCTCATAGTGATACAAACGTCTTTGATTAAACCTTGGATTTCCTCTGCTGCACCTTTTCTTGGACGATAGGCATAGCTCATGTAACCTTCCTGGGTTAAAAATCTAGATCTAAAGTTACCTAAAGTCCTACCTAATCTTTCCCCGTTATCAATAAGATACATCTGAGACCAGAGATCTGCAATGCCGTTAGGGCTCGGTGTGCCAGTTAGCAACACTACACTCTTGTAATTCTTCGTAGTTTTACGTAGGGCTTTGAATCGTTTGGATTTATGGGATTTAAAAGATGAAGACTCATCAACAACTAACATATCAAATTTTGTATTCTTCCATTTGATACTAAACAACCAGTCAACGTTCTCTCGATTGATAATGTAGATGTCAGAATCCGATCGGATTGCTTCAGCCCTCTTTTTAAGATTGCCTGTGACAAGAGAGAAATTAAGATGTTTAAGATGATCCCATTTCTGGGCTTCTTGTTTCCAAACGGTATTGGCAACTCGTAACGGAGCAATGATTAAGATCTTATTAATAGAGAAGTCGTCTAACATGTCTGAGATTGCGGTGAGAGTACTAACAGTTTTACCTAAGCCCATATCTAAGAACAAAGCGCACTTACGCTTATCCTTAATAAACGCAAGTGCTTTGTTTTGGTATTCGTGGAGGTTAGACCTATCCATTGATAGGCATCATTTCATAAACTGCTTTAACTCTAGCTCTTCTTTTAACTTTCTTATCTCGGATAGAAACTATTTCCTTAGTTTGTCCACATACGTATCTTCTTCCTGATATGACTTGATAATGATTTCCTGCTACGATTAAAAAGACTCTGCCTTTGGTTCTTTCTTTAACTGTATCCCTTAACCATTTTGCTAATGTTGGTCTTTTATTAGTAGCTTCTCCTCCACCCCAATATTGCATCTGATAAGTTATCTTGTAATCATGGAAGAGTACATCTAATAGATCGCCTTCTGAAACTCCGGTTATCATTCTTCTTCCGGTATAATCCCTAAGGGCTTTAGCAGTATCTGCGGTATCAATATTGGTTAGAGCTGAGATGGCTGAAGGTCCGCAGTATCGATTTGATTTACGTCCTTGTTCCTTTTTAACATTATAGATTTTCATCGTTTTATCCTTTTATTAACATCTTCATAATTGTTGATGTTAGGGCCATTATATCATAGTTTGACTATTTGTAAACCCTATTTGATAAAAATATTTTTACCTTCATCAACATTATCGATGATATATACCAAGATTCCTTCATTTCTAATCCGTTCAATAATTTTATCTTGTAATTTTGTAGGCTTCTTCTTAGGTGCTTTAAATTCTATAAAAATACATTCCCCTCCCTTGATATAAATCCTATCCGGTACACCTCGGTTTGAAGGTGATACAAATTTATAACTTAGCCATCCTTTTGTTTTGGCATATTCACTTACTTTTTTCTCTATCGTCGATTCCTTCATATCTTGTTTTAATCCCCAGTTTCGTTAACATGTCAATACCGGAAGTGTCGGTATATTTTTCTGAATACATTACCATCTTACAACTTGTGTTAGCGATTAACTTAGCACAGGTTATGCAAGGTGATGTCGTTAGATATATTGTATCAATCTCCATCGTGTTATCGCACTGAAGCAATGCATTTTGTTCAGCATGGGTAGCCATGCATCCTTGAAGGTTTGTACCTGAGGCGGACCCCTCCCCTCCACAAGGAGTATTTATACAATGAGGAAAACCTCTAGGAACTCCGTTATAGCCTGTAGCCTTAATGTGGCCATAAGAATTGGTGATTACACACCCTACAGGTCTTCGTGGACAAGTAGACCGACTAGCAACTAGCTGTGCTATTTTTAAAAAATATTGATTCTTACTTTCCCTCATCATTTCGATGCCCACCAGATGACTAAAACTAAAGCCAGTGTTACGACAGGTAATTTAACAAAACATGTATGACAGTTCCTCCATTTGTCAATCCATATACCTTCATACTCGATCAACGATTGCTCAAGTTCTTCTAATCTTTTTAACATAATATTTCTCCTCGTTATAAATTAAACACTTTTTCAAAAATTTTTACATTCTCAATTGCATTTTCTCTTTTACTTTTACCTTTAACTTCTTCCGACTTCAAAGCTAGCTTATCTCTATTGATGATTTCATCAGGCAAGGACTCCGTAAACAACGTTTTTAGACACTTTTTATTCTTTCTAAGGTCATAGTCAAGGCCTAAAGCGTGCTTTACCACGTAGGATGCTAAGAACGGAGCTCGTAATTCAACAACCGATCCCATCATTATTCGATCCAATCTGGGATTATGGTAATAAGGCAATTCATTAAAAACATCAGAGTGCTGGCTATCATAGAATTTTGATCGGTTATATCCTGAGAATAACTCATCTGCTCCATCCCCCGATAATACTACGTGTATACCCCTTTCTTTTAAAGCATTTGCAAGCTGTGCCTGTGGGACAACACTTCCCAGATCTACTGGGGTTTGATTTCTTCTAATAGCTTCTTCTTTACTAACAGAGTAATTACTTAAATCAATTTTTTCATAATTATTAGTTAATAACTTAACATAATCTTCTTCCCCATTCTCAATATGGAAAGCTTTAATGCCTAAATCTGTTCTTGTTGCAACTTCATAGATTATAGAGCTATCAAGACCCCCTGACAATAAGATCGCAACTTCCCGTTCTCCTCCCATTCTCATCTTTACTGATTTGGAGATACCCTCATCTAGATCTATATCTTCCACGTCTTCCCAGTTCCAGTAATTCTTAGTCCTACCCTCGCTGTAATAAGAGCCAGGAGGCATTTGTTTAATTTCCTTCCAGGCAGTTCTGCCAGTAACATCATAATCGAAACGGATAATGCTAGAAAAGAATAAATGATCCCTTTTAACCGGACCAAGTAAACTTAAAGCGAGAGGCTCGCTGGATATAGCTTCCATGTCGGTACGGTAATACAAAGGCTTTTGGCCTAAGTAATCAACAATACCGATTAATCTTCCATCATCAATAGCTGCAAAATTCCAGAATCCGTCTATCTCATGCAATCTTTTATTTGTCTCCGGTCCCATCATAAGGTCGGTAAATAATTGAGAGTCATTTTCAGAGGGTAGATCGTATTTCTTCTTTAATGCCTTCCAGTTAAATACTTCCCCTGAGAATGCACCTATGAAATCATTTCCCCATCGACTCTTTCTGAGAGGTTGTTCGTACTTAGTTTTATCCAATGAGGTCATGGGTAAGACGTTATGTACGACAAAAGCACCTTTTTCGTTAGATACTGATGTCTCAAGTCCCCGATGAGACAAAGCTTGAGTTAATTGTCTCACCTTCTCATCAGGTAATTTTTCATCTGTCTTATAAATTAAATATCCGCACATATTATTCTCCTAGTTTATTTTTGAGGATTGATTTGTTTAAAGCGTATACATCGTTCTCAAAACAATGGAAAGAGGTAGCAGAAAAGAGTATTGCTCCTGGCTCTAAATCTACACCGACTTGTTCAATCATCCAAAGTACCAATAGATTTGCAAAATACAAATCATTGTGAAAGTGTCTCAATGCATCACAAGACCGCATAGGGTATTGGCAATGCATCTTGTTATCCCGGACTAAGAAATGCCATCCTAAAGTACAGGGTATACGTTTATTTTCATTTGCGGCACTTAAATCCTCTGGAAAGAACATAGGAATGTAACACTGGCGTGTATGTAGATCCTTTTTTAAAAGCTCTACAGCATCGCTAAGATCGGCAATTTCGTATCTTATGCCCTTATGTAAGCCCTTGGACCAGAGGCGTTCGGGGTATGAATGGCTAAATTTGGAGTCCGATTCTAGATATTCCTCTGTTTTACTGAGCCATTTCGTATGGGTTGGAGGTGGGTTCAAAGCCACTCCGCCTACTCTTTCTTCGAAATGCTCATCTGCCCAAGGTAAGAATGGCTCACATAAGTCTTGTAATTTTTCTTTACTCTTTTCCATTACACATTCCAAATTCAAATTTACAATCTCAATGAATTTGAAAGGTGACTTATCTCCTTGCCAGTTCTCGGTAGTAACAGTCTTGCCGTATAATGCTAAGGCATGACGGCAATTGTTAATCCCTTCCTTTAAGTTTTTAGCTCTTATCTGCATTATTTAATTCTCTTAAAGATTGGGCAGACTTGTTCCAAAGGGGGTCTAACTCCGTGAAATTTCTCGTACGTGTTCATAAACAAAGATCGAGGGTAATGATCCAGTGCAATCGTGCCTACGTGCTCCATATTCTCTGGCATAAGGTCAGCTAGCATTTTATGTAGCTGCCAAACCTCTTTCTTTTTCATCATATCTTTAATAACAAAGATAGCATGTCCGCCTATTTTTAATTTCTGACAGGATAGATCCTGAATAGCTTTCATCTTTCTCCAGTAGGCATCATTTGATTTCATTAAGCCTGAGTTACCTTCCTTTTTATATTCTTTTTTGTTACTTGCTCCGATGCCGGTGGTATGATCTCCGCCATCAGGGTAAGGGTTTGAGAAATTAACTAATGCACAACTCTCATCTTTTATCTTAGTTAATTGTTTTTCCGAATCTCCTTCAAAGATAGAATATGCTGCTTCAGGTAAGAAATGCTCAACGGTTGGGACTAGAACTTCATCAAAAAATTCATATTCAACACCTACGAACTTTCTGTCTTGTACAAAAGCTTCAATTGCGGTTGTTCCTGATCCTGCAAAAGGATCTAAAATTGTATCACCTTCTTTGCTATAAGTATCTATTGCCCAACGAATAGCATGTAGTGGCGTTTTAGCAATATGTTTGCTATTAATTTTAGGATAGTATTTGTTACGGACGTTTTTATTTAATCTTTCGCCATGATTTCCTTCTAGTACACCTATCCATTTGTCAGGATGACAGTAGTTTTCTTTTGAATAGAACCGGTCAGGGTAACGATTTACGGTTACTGGTTTTGGTCCTAAATTCTTTTTTGCTTCCTCGATTATTGACATTTCATTCTCCTTGGTTGTCGATTAAATATTCTTCTAATAATTTTGCATATCCTGCAATGTCATGGACATTGTCTGTGTACATCGGATCACCACATACAGATCTTGCTATCTTACTAAAAATCATATGATATGCTTGTCTGTGAACAGGTGTTAGGTTTTCCCATTGTGGCGAGTCAAGAATTACATTCATTAAGTCTTCAGTAACTTGGGCAACATCTTTAAAGTCACCGTACCTATTACCTCTTTGAGTTAGAGTCTCATTAACATCCATTAGGTAAGTCCTCGTGTTTATAGTCCCACATTTCTATTTGCCTATTTTCTATATTAACTAAGTCCGTCAGATCCGGGGCATGCCAGTACTCAGGTTTAACTAGATCAATAGCAAAATTTCCTCTTTTAGCATTTGTACCTACCTCTTTATTACAATTAGCTCGCATAACCCTCATGAAAGCTTCTTCAAATACTTCTAAAAAGCCTTGCCTTTCTGCCGTACCCATTGCAAAAACGATTAGATCTATTAAAGCATCTAATTCTTCCTCTTTGGTTACTGCATTCATATACTCATCTAATTCTTCTTGCATTGCTAAAAGTCTAAAATCTTTTTCATCCTCTGACCATTTAAGATGTCTTGATGTAATACCGAACTTTAAATGCATTTTTGCAATAGCTCTGATCATTGAATTTTCTGATTCGCTCATTATTCTCTCCTTTAGTTAAAATATCTATTATATACCTATTTTACGTTATGTAAAATGTATTTTATTAAAATCCTATATCTTCCAATATAGAATGCGCTTCTTCGATATATCGCATATAATCTATATCCTGCTCCATACCCCCGATTTCCATAACAGGTCTTGACCCATCAGATTTAGGTACCTTGTTACCATTCTTTTTATAAGTGATTTTTTCACCGTCTGTAGAATAGATCCAACGTACAACTCTACCTAAATATTGTCCTCTCCAAACTGCTCCGCCTGTAACTGATCTAACTGTTAGGAATTGAGTGATGTCTTCACACCCTCGGATTGTTTCCTCGATGTCTTTATCCTTAGTTAGATATTCTGTCACAGCGGTAATACAAATAGTTGCAGCAGGATTTTTAGTAATTTGATTTATATTGAATATCCCCTTGCCTTTTGCTCCGTGTTCAGTTAAAGCCACGTAGTTGTTAACATCCCGGGAATATAAGCCTTGATACCTCGTTTCTTCTAACTCAAAAGCTGTATCTAACTCCCATTGGAAACAGATATCATCGTACGTCTCGTAAAGTGATTTGTCCATGATAGATACAAAGCCATCGGTATTTGCAGAGATAACCTTAATTCCTGCAATTTCTAGGCGTTCGATTAGCATCAATAAAGCCAGTTGTCCCGTCATGGTTACAGTCATCATTAAGTCTGGTGCATACATGATTGACCATTTGCTCCCAAGTTTGCCGAAGGATCCGTTGATAACAATCTTAAGTGATTGATTTACAATTAAATTCCCAGATCTTTTAGCTTCGAGTCTTTCATCTACGATACCTTGATAGATATCTAAGAATGATTCACCGAGATGTCTTGGGTATAGTCTTAAGTTTAAAATAATAGCGGGGTAGTATGACGCTACATCCCTGTCACATAGTATCTCGCTATCTTTGGGAGTGACTGCTTGGTTATGCTCTGTCGAATGAATGCCTCCAATTCCCAGTTGGTATCTAGATTCACCTATATCTATTTTCATAGATTTAAGCTCTTTAGGTAATTTGATCGAACCTTTCTTATCTAATTCAAAGAAATGTTTACGCATAAAATCTAATGCTTCATTGAGTTGTTTACTCTCAAATTTTATGTAGCTAGGTATGGCGTATTTGAATGTAGTTGAACTTTTAATCGTAGGTCTTTTAATCCTTTTGCCTGGAAATTTCTTTGTTAATTCGGACTTAATAACCACTTCGGCAATCTGTGCATCAGACTTAGATCTTAAATCTACTCCATATTGTTCGGACATATCGTAGCGTAATTTAATCCTATCCTCCACCTTACGATAAAGATCGATAGTAGTATTTAGATCATTTATACAATAATCAAGCGTTTCATCCATCTCGTGTTCAGTTAACATTGTTCCTGGACTAATAGGTAGATCCTGTAATCGTTTAGAGTTCATCCTTCCACCATAGAGCTTAAGACTAACCATTACGCCTGGTGCTGGATCGGATATATCAAAATGAGAATAGCCTTTAGGTTGGGTTAAATCAAAACGCTTCATGGTTTGCCAATTAGGCGAATTCTCATGGATGATATAGTCGGATAGTTTATGTATATCCCTACAGGTTTTTCCTGCTAATGCAAAGAGGATAATCGGCATATCGTATTTGTTGGAATTGAATCCGAACGTAGTACGTTTATGCATGATTGTATTTAGCTTTTTAATAGCTTCTTGTGTTAACGATTTATCAGCTCCCCTGGATTCAATAGTAATAATCTTCTCGTTATCAATATTTTTAAAGGCAGCTAAGAAATAGTTAGGGTAGACTTCACAGTCTAAAACAACAAAGTTTTTCATAATTAGAAAAGGGGCCGGAGCCCCTAAGGTTATAGGTCGTCTAAATCGTCAAAGCTTTCGGTAACATCTGTAGCACCTAAGCCGAACGGCTCACCGTCTTTAACGAATTGAATTCCGTAAAGATTTGCATTAACACGTTTGCCGAACTTGTTGTTCTGAATCCAAATATCTACAACAGCATTCACGTAACATCCTGCATAAACTTTTTCATCAGATTCGATAATAGGGGTTTTATCTCGATCAATTACTGTAGGTCGTTTAGAACTAGCAGCCTTGAAAGACCAATGACCCTCGTAGCCATCGTAATCAGATTCATCCCCGTCTTTTAGACAACGTTTATCAGAAGGAACCTTTACTTTTGCTTCAGTAATTGCCTCAGCAATTGCAGCATCGATCACATCTTTAGTCTTTTTATCAGACTTATCGATTAGTAAGGTTGATTCGAATTTACCTTCATTACCATCGAAACTAGCTTTATGGAAAAGTGAAGGGAAAGATAAACGTACATTTTTTAACATCATTTTAGACATTGTATTACTCCTTTATATTTATATTAAATTGGCTAAATCATCAGACCTAAGGTGCCAAACTTAGATTATAAGAACCGGATTATTTACATGGAGATTTTCTTGGGAGAATACTCACCGGTTCTTATTTCATTTTATTGTAGCTATTATATCATATTTTATCAGTTGTAAATTATATTTCATTAAATAAATCGGAATTAATCGATTCTCTTTTATCAGAAGAAAGAGCTAAAGTTGTTTTACCTTTAGGCTTAATCGTTAGGTCGGAGATAGCTTCTTTTCCTAATCTCTTCTCTGCTTCACCAATACCAATTAGCTTTCGGTTATAGGCATCACTCCCCAACCGACTGATTAAAGAGTGTTCAGCTTTATCATTCCATTTCCGTATAGATCTACCTTCAACTAACTTATACCCCTCGAATTCTTCACCTCGTTCGATTTGATCAAACACCGAAGCCTCAACAGCTTTTAAGAATGATTCTATAAGCTTCTTATTTTCCAGTATAGCCTTCTTTTCATCGTGGCTTAATGAATCACTGTCTAAATCATCTAAGTCATCGAATTCACCTGTTACAAGTGCCTCAGTGAAGTCGGACAAGGCTCTACAATCACCCTTAGCTCGACACCATTGGCATTGTTTCTCTCCAGGTAATCTCTCGCCTTTACCTGATAAAGCTAGGTCGGCCCTTTCTTCTACCCATTCAGCAAATTTACCTAGATCCTGTTTAGATATTTCCCAGGAAGTAAAATGATTGATTCTTGGTTGAACGATATGCAAGACATACTTATCAATTTTCTCGGATAAAAATTCTAGCTCTCGGTCAATACCTATAGCATACAATTGAGCTTGGGTATTCTTATAGGCATCAACCTTAACACCCTTGCCGTATTTAAGATCAAAGATGTGGCAAGTGTTGTTATCGTAATCAAGTACTGCAGCATCAAGTGTTCCAAATCCTCCTGGAACAACGTGGTCGAATGAGACTCTTTCCTCAGTCATCAAAGCGGTATTGTTTCCTTCAAAGCTTCGTACATAATCCAGATATTCTTGGACATAGATTGCCATGTCTTTCTCAACGACCTTTTTAAGTACAGTCTTACCGACATAAAAGCCTGCATCTGCAGTATTCTTTAAACAGAGGTCTGCAACCTCATGTGCCATAGTTCCTTCTAAAGCAAAGATCGAAGAGCCTTGTGGAGGATATTTCTCCTCGGCCTGGACTGATCCAGGACAGTTAAGCCATTTACTCGATCCAGATGCAGACAATTTAGCATGTGCAGTCATCAGTGTAATCCCTCCCCTTCTTTTGGTAATTCTGTTGTTAGATATTCATTGACTTGGACGTAATCCTCTACTGCTTCATTAACTTCCGTGATGCTTGTACCACTTAGCTCTGCCAGTATTTCGCAAAGGGCAAGATACTTAGTAGGTAATTCATCCAAGTCTATTTCGATTGTTTCAAATTTTTTAATCATGATCTTTATCTATAACCTTTCGACTGTAATCAATACTTTCTTCAATCATATAGAATAACCAAGCCATATAAAGTATGCTCATTCCTAATAGTAAATCAAACCAGTCCATTATAAACCCTCCATTTTAGCATAAAGGGTAATTAAGTCTTTGTTATCAAGATCAGCGATAGATTCTGCCTTAAGTTCTATGATTAGATCCTTAATGGTTGTTCGTTTAACACCTTCAGACATTTTCTTCTTAGCTAATTCCTTAACTTGCTGGGCAGTAACCTCCGGTGCTTCGATTAGTTTTTCTGCAATGATCTTATCTGCCGGGGTAGGTACACCTAATTTTTTCTCTAGGCGGATTATGGCCTTAGTTAATAATTCAATTTTTTCTTCTAACATTTATTTCTCCTCTGTAAATATAATTTTTCTTTTGCAATCAGGGTAGATTGGTGGGTTATGATCTTCCTTCCAGGCTTTTGATTTGTCCAGTCCGTATTTGACATAATCCTCCCATCTCATTACCCATTGAAAACCTTGACCTGTTGGGCATTTATAAAGACTCATCCTATTAATTTGGATTTGCTTTTTTTATAAAGTATCGCACCTTTTTGCATCAATTCCCTAGCTTCTTTTATATCTAAAGCATAATCTTCTGCAAATTCGTTGATGTATTTTTGATGGGGTATGTAATTCTCTCTCCAGTCCAGAAAGAAAGTAATTAAGTCCTCGTCGGAGGTTGTATCTATATATTCATGTGCCATTTTATTTCCTTTTATATTATATTAGTTTTTATTAACACCTTTTTGTGGATGTTGGGTGCATTATATCGTAATCCTCAGGTGAATGTAAAATAAATTTGATAAAAAAGAAAATAAAACAAATACATTTTATGATATGATGTAATCTTTAAATAACAAAGGAGACATCCATGTTTGATGTATTATCACAAGACCAGTTAATAAAGGGATTAAAAGACAGGCAGTTATATAAGGTGGCGGCGGAGACTAACATCTCATATCCGACATTGAAAAGACTTGCCGATGGAAAAGAGGGTAACTATACACTGCATACGCTATACGCTGTGAGTGAATACGTTAGAGAGAATTCAATCGACCAAACTGATGCTTTTCGTTACAATCAAGATTCAGATAAACAGGTAAAAGACAAAAACACATTTAGATAATCCAGTAGGGGGAATAATGATAAGCAACTCTACGATTAGGCAATATTTGTCGTCAGAAAAACAATTAACGTTACTCGCAGGGAAAAGACCCATTGTCGAGAACTGGACTAAAAAGAAAATTGATGAGGATCGTATTTTCAGTCATAAAGGTAATCTCGGTTGGGTTATAGGACCCAACGACCTGGTAGTAGATGTAGATCCAAGAAATGATGGTGAGAATAGTTTTAAGCATTTGTTGAAAGATTTAGGATTAAAAAATGGTGAAAGCCATTCGTTAGATCCAACAGTCATGACACCCAGCGGAGGCTTTCATGTCTATTTATCGTTACCAGAAGATCAGATAGGTAAAAGTTTCAGAAAGACTTTAAAGAAATATCCCGGCATCGACTTCCTAACCCAAGGTGCACAATGTGTTATCCCAGGTAGCTCCACGGAGGTAGGTAAGTACTCATGGAAAGATGAGATCTTTGGTGAATTCTCACAGAATAAGGCACCAAAGAAGCTAACTAAGATCTTAATTAAAGGTAGCAATAAAAGTTCAAATACCGGACAGTCAGCAACCGATCTAGGTGATTTCGAAGGCTTAATCGGCAACGAAACGATGGAGAGATATAAAGTATTGGATGTGTTAGATAAACTCAGTCCAAGTGTAGGCAATGATGAATGGGTTCGTATCGGCATGGCATTACACAACTGGCATCCGGTAAAGGGCTTAGAGCTATGGGAAGGATGGAGCCGGGCCGGGACCAACTATTCTGAAGGTGAAACAGCTAAGAGATGGCAATCATTCACTGCAGACACTTCCGGAGGTGTAACCTTAGGGACTGTGATTCACATGGCTCGTGAGGTAGATTACGACACTGAGCGGGTTGAAGTTGATGACATGATCCAACAGATTAAACTTTCTGATGAGAAAAAACTTGAGTTCGATCTCATCCCTACTATCCGCAAGGCGAATGTTAACAGACTAAATAAGGAAAAACTCGCTAAGACTATCCAGTTACGCTTCAAAGAGCTTACGGGTGTGAATATGCCAATTGGTAACATTCGTGGATTAATCGCTAAAGATATTAATGTTGATGGCTTAGGTGAATTGGTTGAAGAGAATGAAAAACCTAAATGGTGTGAGAATTGGATTTACGTTAACTCTCACACAGGCTATATGAATCTGAATACTTGTGGCATACATAAGAGTGAATCGTTTAATGTTGAGAATGGTAAGTATATACCTATCAGTGAGAGTGGAACAAAGCCCTCGGCATCCAAGTTTGTATCTGATCATGGATTCGTTGAGAAGGTAGATGCAATAGCCTATCTACCTGGAGTTGAAGAGAGCATCGTCGAGCTTGAAGGTCGTACGTTGTTTAACGTGTTCAACCCAAAGACATTACCCATTGAAGCACCGGAGTTCACGGAGAACGGACTGAAGGCAATTGAAACAGTTAAGAATCATATCCGCTTCATCTGCGGTAATGACGATGACTCTCTGGTTCTACTCCAGTGGTTGGCCTTTCAAGTTCAATACCCTGGCAAAAGGATTCTCTGGGCTCCAGTCATCCAGTCGATTCAAGGCGTAGGTAAGTCTTACTTCGGTGAGCTACTTAGAGCCTGTCTCGGTGATCGCAACATTGGAACTGTATCTCCAACCCAGGTTACTTCAGATTTCAACGGATGGGCAACCAATGTTTGTGTTAACATCCTAGAGGAATTAAGGGTAAAAGGTCATAACAGACATGAAGCAACTAACGCATTAAAACCTCTAATCACTGATCGTATGATCCAAATTAACGAGAAAGGTGTAAAGCCTTACATGACGTATAACACTGCTAATTACATGTGTTTCACGAACTACAGGGATGCTCTGCCTCTTGATGGCGATGATCGAAGATGGTGGGTTATATTCGCTCCAATTGGAAGTCTTACGGAGATGAGTGAATATGTAGGGTGTGGGGCAGGTGAGTATTTTAGCCGGTTGTTCGGTGCAATTGAAGGATTCGGAAGTGAGATACGGAAGTGGATGCTTGAGGTTGAGATCAGTTCCGAATTTAAGAAGATAAAACAAGCACCTACAACGGAGCATAAAAGCATGATGATCGCCACAGAAGATAGTGGAATGGAGGGGTTAATGGAAGTTAGGGATCTGATCGAGAGAGGAGATGCAGGTGAGTTCCAATTTGTTAAGAAAAAGTGCATTTCACAGAGTGATTTGAATGCACTTATTCTGTTCGAATATCCAGATTTAGAAATGAGCAAAGGTGGAATTAGAACGATTTTAAAGAAGGAAAGTTACACTTTACAGGCAAAACCAGTGAAAATTGACGGAAAGGCTAGAAGGGTTTGGGTTAGGGGTGTGATGAGTAACGATGATATACATGAAGAATTTGTTACCTTTTAAGCTTTGTAACTTGAATCGTTACCTGAAAAATTTAGTTTAAACTCTTTGTTTATATACCTTTTATACTATTTAGGTTACAAGTTACAAAGTTACAATATATAAAACAGTATTGGAGTATAAGAATCGAATATAAAAAAAAGATTCTTATATGTAGAAGGTAAGGTTTGTGTTTCGTTACCGTAACTGTAACCTTTTGGTTAACCTAAGCAAAAAGTGAATAGGCAGTATAGGCATAAATTGCTAAAACTGTAAATGAAAAAACAATGGCTAAGTTGATTAAATTATTCATGTTATCTCCTATTTCCAAGCTATTGCTTTATGTTCATATTCGATCACTGGAATATTATGACGTGAGGCAAAAGTCTTGGCCATATCCAGGTACTGAAAGCGATAGACCTTATTGTTAGTCTTAATTTTATAAAAAGTCTTCTGTACGATCATATCCTGAGTTCTGTTCATTTTATTTCTCCTCTTCCATTAAAGTTCTAATTTCTTCCTCAAGACTTTCCCTATTTGGGATCCTCTTAAAAAATTGATGGATTGTTCCATTGATATTTCCGGTTAGAGAAACACCTTTACCATTGAATAATACCATCCATCTGTCCCCTCTGGCTGGTGCTGCTTGTAACATGTCTCCATGTATAGTTTCTCCTTCAATCCAATGTCCTTCTTTTAATAGCTTTTTCATATTAGTTTTAAGTTCGATTGTATTCATTTTATTTTTCCTTATAGTTTATATTGGTTTTTAATTAAAGTACTCAGAGCTCAATCCTATGAGCTCTGAGTTAGATGTTTATCTCATCTTTAATACGTTTATTCCATTTTGATGTAGAGCAATTAAGATTTGACTTCCAAGTTGGTAAGTTCCATCATAATCGATCAATTCTTTATTCTTGATGATTAACTCTCCACCTTCAGTACCATCTGCATATTCCCAAGAATGATGATCTCTGTAAAAGTTTAAATTGATTTCATAAAATTCTGTTTTGATTACTTGAGTTTGAGCTTCTCTAAGTTCTTTCTCAAGATTGTTAATTCTCTTTCTGTAATCATTAGTTTCTTCGAATAGATCTTGGGTGATTGTTCTGAAGTGATTTACTTCACCTTCCAAAGTAGTAATTTTCTTTTCCCAATCAATTTCTTCCTTTGTGATCTCATCGATCAGATCTTCATAATGGTGAGCCTTTAGATAGTTGGTTAGATCAATAAGTGATTCTGATTTAAGAAATAGATCAATCCAACCATTTGGTGATTCTGTGATTTCATATCCGATCAGATCATAGTCTCCGATTGAGATTTGGATTTCCTCTTCAGAGAAAGTAGTTTCTATTGCGATTTTGTATTGTGTTGTTTTCATTTTATTTTTCCTTTTATTGGTGGGATCCGAAGATCCCTATTTGATTTAAGCTTCTTCGTTTTCGTTTTCGTATAATTCAGGGTGATTTAATCTGCTATCACTTAGGCTAGTTACTCGGCTTAAAGCATCAATCAATTTTGATACTCGATCTAACTGGTGAGAATAGCTTGATTCGAATGTGATGGTTATCTCGTTGTCCCAACTTACATATTTAGCATCTTTACTCATATCCATTTCATTATATAGATCGCATATAGCATGGATGATGTTTTGATCTCTATTTTCTAATGATTTGATCTTATATGTGCTTGTTGTTTGATTAATTGTATTCATTTTATTTTTCCTTATATTAGTATTTTAAAAGTATCTGCCCTTTATTGGGAAGATGTGGCCAGTATATCACAACTTTACTATTTGTAAACCCCATTTGACAAATTAATTTGAAAATAGTTTATTTAATTAATACACACATGGATCTAATCTAATTGACGTCATGCTGTCAATTGTCAGTGTTTAGCATTTGCTCGTGCATAAACTTTAATTGATGTATTAGATATAAGTTTAGATCATCAGTAGATTACAGCATGCTGTCAATATTAAGCATAGTCTTTATTGGTGAATAGTTAGCGTGATTAGATATTAAGTATTGTTATATAAACTACACGAATGTTTAAACCTTCTCTCCCTTACAGTCCTGTCAACTATACTATACCTAACGGCAACTATTAATTCGAACTCATATAATAGTATGAATAATAATTAAAGTTCCAGCACGGACACATACAGAGCTATGGGCTAACAGGCTTAAATGCTAATATTAGTGTAGTTTTCCTAGGGTCTGGATGTTCTTATATAAGGATTTAGGCCCCGGCTAAGGGGTTTTCGGTACCATGCACGTCTTGATCAGTATCAATTGTTACCTGTACTCTAGAAATGATCTACAGCCAAGATGCTTTTATGCTAAGACAAGATTTATGCTAAGACGAGATGTTTCTATGCTAAGAAAAGGTCTAAAACCAGATGTCTCCAATGTTTTAACGAAATAGACATACAAAAATTTTTTTCTACGATAGAATAAGAAGTAAAATGTAATTATCACATTATAAAAAAGGAGACAGATGGAACAAATTAAGGCCGTACGCAACACATCTAAAGCAATGCTACGTAAGACGGCATTCAAAAAGAAAATGATGTTAAAAGCACTAAATAGTACATTGGGTGTTGTCGCTCCTGCTGCTATTTTAGCAACCATTGGACGAAGACTACATTACGACTGGATCGAAACGGATGAAGAGTATGCAAAGCAATGCGAGGACATCACGGAAAAGACACTAGACTTTGCTGAGACTAATCTATTTAAACAGATAGAGCAAGGACAAACTCAAGCCACTATCTTTTTTCTTAAGACTAAAGGTAAGGACAGAGGATATACTGAGCAACAACAGATAGATTTTACAAACAGTGATGGATCGTTACAACCCTTAACAATTCAATTGGTAGCTCAGCCGGACTTAATCCTTGAGGGTGAGAGTGAAATTATAGAGGAGACAATGATACACCATGACGAAAAAGCAGCAAATAGCGATTAAAAAGGACGAGCAAACAGCACAGATACCGTTACCCCCTAAGTTGGTACCGGTTTTTGCAGGTAAGAAGAGATACAGAGGATCATACGGAGGACGTGGCTCAGGTAAGACACGTAGTTTTGCATTAATGACTGCTATTAAGGGATACGAATGGGGCATGTCAGGTCGGACAGGACAGATACTATGTGCACGTGAGTTTATGAACTCACTGGATGATTCATCACTGGAAGAGATTAAGATAGCTATACGGTCTATACCTTGGCTTGATAACTACTATGAAATAGGTGAGAAGTACATTAAGTCTAAAGATGGCAGAGTTCATTATACGTTCGCAGGACTTAGACGTTCACTGGATTCTATCAAGTCTAAAGCACGTATCTTCTTAGCTTGGGTAGATGAGGCAGAGGGTGTAAGTGATATAGCTTGGCAGAAACTGATACCAACCGTACGTGAAAAGGACTCAGAGATATGGGTTACATGGAATCCAGAGTCTAAATATAGTGCTACACATGAGCGGTTTAGGACGAATACACCAGATAACGGCACAATTGCTGAGTTGAATTTTAGAGATAACCCTTGGTTTCCAGATGTATTGGAACAAGAACGACTAGAAGATAAGAGAAAAAGACCTGATGTCTATGAACACGTCTGGGAAGGTGGGTTCTTGATCTTTACAGAAGGCTCGTACTATACAGAAGAAATGCGTAAAGCTAAGCATGAGGGCAGGATCTCCAAGGTACCTTATGAAAGGGCTAAGCAGGTTATTACTGCATGGGATCTAGGTATAGGTGACTCAACTGCCATTTGGTTTGCACAGTATGTAGGACAGGAAATACGTCTGATAGATTATTATGAAGGCTCAGGTGTAGGTTTAGACCACTATGCAAGGATGTTACAAGATAAAGGTTATGTATATGATAGGCATGTATTACCACATGACGTCAAAGTTCGTGAGTTAGGTACAGGTAAATCTAGGATTGAGACTTTAAGCTCCCTAGGCATCAACGACGTGGACATAGCGCCTAAATTAATGGTGGATGATGGCATCCAGGCAGTTAGGTCTATGTTAGAAAGATGTTGGTTCGATGAAAAAAAGTGCGAGCGAGGCATTGATTCTTTGATAAACTACCAACGTGAGTATGATGATAATGGACAAACCTGGCGTCAGAGACCTAAACATGACTGGTCTTCACATGGTGCAGATGCTTTCCGTTATCTTGCTGTTGGTTATAATCCTATGATGAATTGGGGTGAGCCAATAAGACGAAAATTGAAAGGAGTTGCATAATGGGTATATTGGCATTAATGGCTGCACAACAGGCTAAGAACAAAATAGATCAAGGCTATACAGATTTACCTCCCGATGCTACGGGTGATTTCTCAGGATTAACAGATACTTGGAATTTCGCAGAGACTTCAATTAGCAATCTACCCAATGTAGCTAATGACGCTATCCAAGGCGTCATGGAATTGGTCACTGATCCTAAAGCTCGTGAGCAGTTATATACTGGATTGTCAGATCTTACCTTAGGTGCAGTAGAAAAGCTTAACGACGGTCCGCTATTTGACACTGAACAAGGCATAGAGCAAGCACCTAAAAGAATAGAAACAGCAGATCAAGCTATTGATGCGGTTAAAGAAGCCTTCAGTAGCAATAGAAAGACTAGAGAAACACTCAGTCAAAATCCAGATCTTCTTGCAGGAGGATTATGGGGAGCAGCTAAAGCCGGTAAGTTCGCAGGCAAACATCTGGGACCTACTCTAGCAGATAAGACTGAAAAGATGCTTACAGATCAAGGTCTTATAAAGTACGTTATGCCGCCAGATAGCAAGACCTTCGGTAAAGGTGATGCATATACCACAGGTGAATTCCTTCAGTTAGGACAATTCCCACAGGGTGAGTTAAGTCGCATGGCACATAAGTTCCGAGGCAGAGAAGGTTATATGTCAGAACCTGGCTATGGTAAAGGCATTAGTGAGACAGATTTTATTAGGTTAATGAAGAGCGACGGTGCGGCCTTCCAGGCATTCGGTGTTAATAACCTTGAAGAGGCAATAGATATGCTACAAGGGAAAGTAGGATTGGACAGATTAGAAGAGATGATGGCAGGTTCGATGGTTACCTTAGAGAAGCCTTTATATATTGAAAGGGCTGAAGGATATGGCGGAGCTAAAGATACACCTGTTTCTGTTAAAGATACTTCCCTTTACTCAGCAACAATGATTGATCCTGCAAATGAAGCAATAATGAAGATGGGCAGTGCTTATGGCAAGAACCCTTACATTATAAAATTAGAGGCAGGGACACAGATCTATCATCCTTCAGGTAATGCCGACCTTAGTGAATTAGTCGTAAAGGGTAAGGATATAAATAAATCCCAAGGTATGAAGAAAAGCGATTATAAAGTAGAGAGTAAAAGGAAATTAGGTGATACCCTATTCGACTGGGATCAAATAGATAAGGAAAGAAAGGGTAAGAAGATTGACGAAGGTCTATTAAGTCAGACCCCGAAACAAACAAAGACTTTATATCACACTTCGGCTAAAGAATTAGATATTGGAAACAAAAAAGAACCTGCCTGGTTTGCACTAGAGGAAAAACACGCAACCGACGGCTGGGCTAAGAACTTAGAGTTTGAAGGTGAAAAGCCTCACGTCTATAAAACTGAATTCACAGGTAACTTAATTAAAAGGAATGATGCTCGGAAGTTGTTTAATAGAGAGGGTTTAGATTTTGACGACTATGAAGCTTTCCTGACTGAGAACCCAGGTTCAAAAGAAGTTTTGAGTATGAAAGGTACTCAACTTTTAAAGAAAGAAGGTTTCGACGGATTAGAGTACCTCGATTATGACCCCCGTAATTTCCAAAAGGATTTAAAAGCAGCAATCGTTTTTGAGCCAAAGAAAGTTATCAGCTCATCCAAAAGAATCAAGCAGTTAAATAAAAAGCCACCCAAGTTTAAACAAGGCATTTTAGACTTCGATTAAATAATCTATTACCCCTTAAGTAATTAAGGTATAATAAAGTCATGGCTATAAATACGTTCACAACTTTAAAGACTGCAGTAGCAGACTTCCTTAACAGGGACGACCTAACTTCAGTTATTGAGAATTTCATTGCACTAGCAGAATCACAGACTAACAGAGATATTCGACATTGGAAGATGGAGAAGAGATCTTCAGGTCAACAGAGTGCAGGTGATGAATATTCACAAGTCCCTGCAGATTGGATGGAGACTGTAAGATTCCATGTAACAGATAATGGTACATCCCCTTTGGATCTAATTTCAAGAAAGGCAATGGAAGATAAACGTGCAGGAGCAGAAAATGCTACCGGTACACCTAGATATTATACACATGCAGATGGGCAATTTCAGTTATACCCTACACCCTCATCTACAACTAACACAGAATTACTTTATTACGCAAAGCCTGCAGCACTAAGCTCAAGCAATGCGGACAACTGGCTTTTACTAGAAGCACCAGATGTATACCTCTATGGAGCGTTATTACATTCTGCACCGTATCTAGGCGAAGATGAAAGAGTTGCGATATGGGCACAGATGTATTCTGCTGCAGTAACGCAATTAAATCGATCGTCTGAAAATGCTAGATATAGCGGATCAGGCTTAACACTTAAGATCAGAGGCTTAGGTTAGTCTCAATAGGAGAAAACAATGTCATTTTCAAACTTTTTAGAAACAGAAATACTAGACCACGTATTTGCAGGTGCGGCTTATACTGCTCCATCAACTCATTACTTGGCTTTATACACAGCAGCACCAGGTGAGACAGGTGGTGGCACAGAAGTAACTACTTCAGGAACAGCATACGTTCGCAAAGCGGTAGCATTTACAACAACAGGTAATACTACATCAAACTCAGCAGC